CGGCTTACATGGAATTGCAAAACGTAAAAAATCGTGGTGGTCGTTTTATCAATACAGGAACAACATGGCATAAAGAAGATGCAATATCAACAATGCCTAATAAAAAAGTCTATACTTGCCATGATACGGGATTGATGACAAAAGAAGATATAGAACATTTACGTAACGCCATGACACCTTCATTATTTGCTGCCAACTATGAACTAAAACATATTGCGGATGCGGATGCGATGTTTGGACCACCGAAATTTACACAAAATGTTGATGATATACATGACGGTATTGCCCACATAGATGCGAGTTATGGCGGAGCAGACGGAACTGCATTTACAATAGTTAAAAAAGCAGAAGATGGGAAAATAACAGCATTCGGTAAGCGTTGGGACAAGCACGTAGATGATTGCATTAGTGAGATTAAGTTATTGCACCAAATCTATAAAGCCGGAACAATTCATTGTGAAACAAATGCGGATAAAGGATATCTTGCTGAAAAATTACGGAATAATGGGTTGCCAGCGAAAAGCTATCACGAAAAAGAAAATAAATATATCAAAATAGCCTCACATTTGCGAAGTACATGGAATGATATATATTTTCTTGAAGACACAAGTAGGGAATACACAAATGAGATACTAGACTATACAGAAAATGCTGAGCATGACGATTCGCCGGATAGTTTGGCGACAATCGTGCGAATTTTAAACAAAGGGAAACCAAAACTAAAAACATGGAAGGGGTCATTGTAGAATGATAAAACCAATGATAATGGACGCAGGAAAAGAGATAACTGCAGAAATTGTAAAAGATTATATAAAACAACATGAGGTGGAGTGCGTTAGATATAAAAGATTAGAAAAATTATATGTGGGCGAACACGAAATTTTAACTCAAGATAAGAAGGAAACTCACAAGCCAGATAACAGATTGATAGTGAATTTTGCTAAGTACATTACCGACACATTTGTCGGTTTTTTTATTGGCATTCCTATCAAAAAGAAATACGTCAATGAAAAAGAAGAAGCTGCAAAAAGCGTTAAGGAACTGATTCAACAATTTGATGACGAAATAGATGCAGAAGATGGCGAGTATGAACTTGCTAAAATGGCTTGTATTTATGGTCGAGCATATGAATATGCGTATCAAACTGAAGATGGAACAACGAAAGTTATTTATAATAGCCCTTTAGATATGTTTGTTGTCTATGATGATACAGTTGAGCAAAATCCGTTGTGGGCTTGCCGGTATTCAAAAACAGAAGATAACATAAAAGCACAAGTATTTACTTTACAGCTTGAATATGCGTTGAATAATGACTTATTGACGGAAGTTAAAAAGAATATCTATGGAAAACTGCCAATATATGAATTTATACACAACGAAGAACGTATGAGCATATTTGAACCAGTAGAGTCGCTTATAAACGCAATGAACAAAGGATTTAGTGAAAAAGCAAATGATGTTGATTACTTTGCAGATGCTTATTTGGCAATATTAGGTGCAGATCTTGATGATAATGGTGTTATGAGAATAAAGGATAATCGCATAATTAATCTATCTGGTGGCGACGATGCAGCAAAAATTGTTGTGAAATTTTTGGAAAAACCGAATGCTGATACAACACAAGAAAATTACCTTGATAGATTAGAACGGTTTATCTATCACATTAGCATGGTGGCTAATATTAGCGATGAAACCTTTGGGAGTTCTAGTGGTACTGCTTTAGCATATAAGTTGCAGGCCATGAGTAACCTTGCTTTGACAATGCAACGTAAGTTCGTAGCATCACTAAAAAATCGGTATGAGTTATTTTTTAGCTTGCAAACAAATGTACCGGTAAACTTATCGAGAGAGTGGAAAAGTATCGAATATGCATTTACAGAAAATATGCCGAGAAATATATTGGAAGAAACAACTATCGCAAGAAATCTTGAAGGTGTTGTATCAAAAGAAACGCAGTTATCTGCATTGAGTATTGTTCCAGACGTGAAAACCGAAATACAACGAATGGAAAATGAGGATAAAAAAACATCCGTATACGATAATGCTAGCAAAGCGAGTGATGAATAATGTCTGATTATTGGAGCGAGCGAGAACTTGCCAACATATTAGCAAATAAAGCGACTGCCGAAACGATAAGAAAGCAAATTGAAGCAAGATATAACGTGTCTTATAGTAATCTTGAAAAACTGACAAACGATTTTTATATGAAATATGCTAACGATGAAGGGATAAGCCTTGCTGATGCAAAACAAAAGGTAGCAAATTTTGATGTTGAAGCGTTTGCAAATAAAGCGGCTGAATATGTGGCTAATAGAGACTTTAGCAACAAGGCAAATGAAGAACTTAAACTATACAACTTAACAATGAAAGTAAACCGATTAGAACTACTCAAAAGTGAGGTTGGCTTAGAACTAGCGGATTTGTATAACGATTTGGAAAAGATAGGTGATTTGGCACTATCTGATGCCGTTAGGGATGAACTGTTAAGGCAATCTGGCATATTGGGAACTACTTTACCAGACATCGAAAAAGCAATAACTAACATTGTTGGTGGTTCGTTCAAAAATGCGACATTTTCAGATAGACTTTGGGCCAATCAAGGAATATTGAAACATCAAATTGATACTTTGTTGACACGGGGATTAATCCAGGGGCAGCACCCACAAGAGTTGGCACGAAATATTAAACACTTGATTTTAACTGATCCACGAACAAAAAAAGAAACGGCACAGTATATCGCGGAACGACTAATGATTACTGAATATGCTAGAATGCAAGGGGAAGCTCAAAAACTCGCCTACATTGAAGCAGGATACGATAAGTATAAATATATTGCAGAGCCAACGGCATGTGCTAAGTGCCTGGCACTAGATAACAAGGTATTTGATGTAGATGACATGAGTCCTGGCATTAATATGTATCCTATGCACCCCTGGTGTATGTGTGGAACGACTGCACAGTATAGCGATGACCAAATAAGTAAGTTAACCGATGATGAATTGAGAGCGATAAATAGTTATATAAGTTCAGATGCTTACAAATTGAATGATTTGCTTAGAAATGGTGAAGAGTTATCCGAAGATATGCAAAAAGTATTTAATGACCTAAATTCTGCATTGGATAAATTACCAATTTTTGAAGGAAAAGTTGTTCGTGAATTAAATTTCAATTATAATGAAAGTGGATTGAATGCTTTTCTTGACAAATTCATGGTGAATGAAGAAATTGAGTTTAGTGAGTTCTTATCTAGTTCTGTCGATGGCGGATATCATGCTAATCCTGATGTGATTTTGTATCTGATGTCTAAAAATGCTAGAGATATCAGAATGTTCAATGAGGCAGAGCAAGAAATCTTGTTTAAAAGTGACAGTGTTTTCAAAATACTATATAAACAAAAGACGGATAAAGTAAATCGTATATACTTGGAGGAATTATAGAATGTCAGATGAAGAACTAAAAGATAATGTTAATAAACACAACAAAAAAGTCTATGAAGAATGGGAAAACCGAGATGAGAGTTTGCCTTATGAATCATATTCAGCACCACGTTGGAGAGAAATACCAATGGTAAAAGTAGTTGAAAATTCAGAAAACGGGAACCCAACACTAGAACAAATAGAAGAAGGAAGAAAACGTGCAAAAGAGTTATTTGGGGATTTAATACCAGACAAGGACGAATAGAATCGTTCTTTTTTTATGTGCAAAAATACAAGTCGTAGAAATACGGCTTTTTTTGTTGCAAAAAAAATTGACCAAGCATTTAAGTCAATAAACTGTATGGAGTTATAGTCCAAGCATTAATGACTGAAAACTTTATGGAACGTCTAAGCATTATAGACATTAAACTTTATGGAAAATCAAGGAGGATTACATTATGAATGAAGATGTAAAAACAGGAGTTATCGAAGAAATTGTTGAAGTTGAAACTAAGAAGACTGACGACAAGAAAAAAGACAACGAACCAGAGAAGAAATACACTGATGCAGAAGTAGATGCTTTATTGAATG